TTGGGTATGATTTTCGGCAGGTCGATATTGTCCCCCATCACCTAGCACTGGTAGAAACCGGTCGCTGCGGAAGCGGCTGCCGTTTTTTGGATAAATCCGCAAAAAAGGAGTCAAGCGAAATGGATATGGCAAAAATGATCGAGGCCGTCGGGAAGTTCACCGACGAACAGAAGAAAGAATTTTTGGCGAAAATAACCGACGCCCCGACAGCGGCCCAGGTAGTCGAATTGTTGGGCAAATTCAAGGCCGAGGAAATTGAAGAAATCAAGGAACAAATCCAAAAATTGATTGACCCGGCAGAAGACAAAGACGAAGACAAAGACGAAGACGACGACAAAGAAAAGGCCAAGGACAGCAAAAAAGTCCAAGACTCTGCGGCCCTGGAAGCTCGTTTCGCTGATGCGGTGGCCAAGGCCACTGCAGAACAAGTGGCTAGTACGCTGGCAATAATCGACAGGGCAAGACAGTTTCTCCCTGCCGATTACAAATTTGCCGACAAAACCGGTGCCCAGGTGATGCGGGATGCCATCGCCACCCAGCACCCGGACGCACGGTTTGACGATGCGGAACTTGGGGTCGCATTCAAATTGCTTCGACAGCCCGAAACCAAGCCCTTTGCTGACTTTGGCAGGGGCAACGTGGGCAAATTCGCTGAACTGAAAAACAAGGAGTGGTAATCATGGCGTTTAATAATCTTACAGCGGACATCGGGCCTCGCGACGCTGGCGAGGCTTTCGGGGACACCAATACGATCTTGTCCGCCCCAAACAATCAAGGGGTTGTAGGCCGTTTCGTGAAAATGTCGAACGGTAAACTAGTCCCCATCACTAGCAAAGATGACGCCTGGGCCGGGGTACTGTTGCGCTCGATTACTGATCCGGTCGATGGGGCGTTGCAGGAATACCCGATCACAGATTACTTGGTCGAGGGTAACGCATCTGTCGAGGCACTGCCCGTAGCGACCCTTCCGGCGGTCGGGGCCAAGGTGTTTATGACCCCTGACGGGCGAGTTGCCGAGGCGGCCGGTACCGGCCCCGCAAACACTGAAATCAACGCAACATTTATCAGAGAAATCAAAGAGAATGTTTGGTTTCTCCAAGTGGGGTAGGTTATGGTGAGATTCGACAACATCACAACCGAGATACCGCCCGAGGGGGCCGGTGAGGCTTACGGAACAGTCAATATCATCCTGACTGCCGAAAACGACGGGGCCAGGGCGGGTCGGTTTGCGAAATTTTCCAACGGAAAGCTTGTCCCAATGGAGTCCGCCGACGACACACCAGCCGGGGTTGTCCTTCGTGATTTGACCCTGCCGGTGGATACCGACCCCGACGATGCGCCCTTGGTCGATTATTTGGTCAAGGGTCTGGTCACCGTTGAGGCTGACCCCGTCGAGGGGTTGCCAGAAATCGGGGCGCGACTGTACGTGACCGCTGATGGTCGAGTCTCCGATGCGTCCGGTGACGAGGGAGGTGACTAATGGCAACACACCTGGTTGTGAAAAAAAGCGGTGACGATGGAGCCTATACCACTATCGCAGCGGCCATTGCGGCCACTACCAGCGGTGGGGTCGGTGATTGGTCCACCATCACCATTGCCGATGATGGAATTTACGATGAATTGATTGATTTCGGGGCCTTAGACTATGTCAGAATCATAGCAGCCGACAACTGCACAATCGCACCGACCAACGCGGCATCCCCTGTGACGATGGGTTCCAGCGCACCGGCCAACATTCAATTTGACGTGGCCAACGGAGCTAATCCTACACTGGCCCCTGCCGCATCCCAGGCCGACAAACTCCCCCTTTTCGCGTGGGGCAACACTCACCCCGTGAACCTGCTAGTCAATGGGTGGAAAATGGCCCCAACTGCCGGGACCGGTTGGTTGATTGCCGAGGGTAAGGCCCCTGGAAGTGCTGTAAAATTCGACAGTTGCGAGGCCTCGGACGGCCCCTGGACAACTGATGAAATGCTGAAACTGGACAAGGCGGTATCCCTGACGGTGCTGGATTGCAACATGGAGGATGTCGAGACTGCCGAGGTGTTCGCACAAATCGGCCCCGAGACAGTCGTGAATTTTCAGCGCAGCAGCATAGAGGCTGACACACTGTTGGCCATCGAAGGGCCGACCGCAGGAACTGGTGGAGAGCTGTCAATAATCAACAATATCTTTGTCCTGCGGGATGTTAACAAGGTTTTTCTCGACCTGTCCGACGGCGTTAATGCCACCGGTGGCCTGATTGCGCACAACCTGTTTATGCGCTTGGGCGAACCCAGTACCCAGGTCACGGCGATCAAAACACCGTATAACAATGTTGACGTAAGCAACAATATATTTATGGGCCTCGGGATCGTGGGGACCATTGACGGAGCCGTCACAGCCACGGCAAACAACAACTGTGTTTATGACTGCAACGCTGGATTTGTTGGCAACTGGGCCGAGGTCGGGACCGTTAGCACGGACCCCAAACTGGGTGACGGCGGCGATCTGGAACCGGACTCTCCCTGTATTGACGCGGGCGTGGATATCCCCACGGTAACGGTTGATATCCTGGGCCGCCCCCGGCCATCCCCCGAGGGTGGAAAATGGGACATTGGTCCGTGTGAATTCCAGCATGAGGACCCCGATCCCGATCCCGATCCCGATCCCGATCCCGATCCCGATCCCGAGCCCGAGCCTGGAAACGAGTTGATCAATGCGACGTTCGTTCGCGAAGTCGCTGAAAATGTTTGGCTTATTTTGGTCAAGTAACGGAGAAAAAAAAATGGCGACAAAGTACGCGAATTTGTTCAATCTCGATTCAATCGAGAAATTCTTGGAGTCCGGCAACCAGCGCGGATTCACCGATGCAGCCTCGGGGATAGTCCTTGGTCGGATGTTGACCCATGTTGATCCGGAAATTTTCACCCTGAAATATCCCGACCTGGCCTTCATGAACGCCGGGTTCACGGTGGACAATTCCGGGGGATACGTCCAAAAAATCCAGTCCTTGCTGAACACCGCCGCAGGTTCGTTCGCCAAACAGCGCGACCGCAGCGATGGTAAGGGTAAAATCACCCTGGAAGGCCGGGATTCGACGATTGACGTTTTCCCCTGGTCTGCCGAATCGCAGTGGTCGGATGACGAAATCCATGAGGCCGAGCTTCAGGGCGTAAACCTTCCACAAAAACTGATCGAGGCGCACAACGAAATTTACCAGCAAACAATCGACAAGATGATTGCTGACGTGGCCTTGGACCATGCGACCTGGGGGAGCTACAGTAATGACTCAAACTTCAACTCCAAGAAAAACAACGACTTATACGCTGTTTTTGCCGACACTTTAACCACCCAATGGAGCAATGTTAATAACGTCGGCTCGTACATGGCCAACACGATCATCACCAGTCCGGCAGTTGTGAATCGGCTCAATAAGGATTTACTGTCCGTCGATGGCCACAGTGCAATGACGGTTATGGCCGCATTGAAGGCCAACTTCCCCGGATTGCAGGTCCTTGCATCGCACCACGCCGCAGGCATCGGAACCGGCAACAAGGACGTGGCCCTGTTCGTGTCTACCAGTCCGCAGGTGGCAAAGATCCGGATACCGTTGCCACTGACCATCGGCGAAGTCGTCAAGCCGACGCCGTTTACCTATTTGGTCGAATCCAAATTCCGGGTCGGCGGATTCGATTTGCTGCAGCAAAAGGGCGGATTCATTCTCCGTCAGGTCTAGGGGGGGCATCGTGAGTCTGGCTTCCGATTTGAAACAGCGCTACCCCGAGTTTTCGACTTGGGATAATGCCACCATCAACGCCCAGGTGTCGGTGTGGCCGTGCTATTTCGGAGGTCATTATTCCGACTGCAACCGTGAGATAATCCTAAACCTCGTTGCCCACCTCCTGACTGCTGATTCAGGGGGTGCGGCAGCGATGCCGTCTGCAACCAGCAGGACAGTGGGGAGTATCTCCGAGTCCTACGCCCAACAGTCCGACTCGACCAATCTTGCGGCGTTTTTTGGGGCGACCAAATATGGTCAACGGTATTTATTCCTGACCCAAACCAGGGCAGCCGGGAGGGCGTTTTACGTATGAAGCCGACCGACACGCTGAAAACGATGGAAGACTACCAAAAAAAACTCAATGATGCCCTGCGCTTGGTGGTCAAGGTCGGTCTGCCCGAAGGTACCGGGTCCGGGGTTTATCCAGGTGGCCAAACAGTAATCGAGGTCGGAGCCATACACGAATACGGCGCAGGCGTTCCCCGCCGGTCCTGGCTCCGGATGCCGATGGAACTGCACCGAAGGGAGCTGGCAAAATTCATCGCCAAACAATTTGACCTTGTGACAGGCCAAAATGTCGATGCCAGAAAAGCCCTGGGCTTGGTCGGGGTAAAGGCCCGGAATTATTCGACCGAGGCTTTCCGAACGAACGGCTACGGGATGTGGCCTGCATTGGCCCCATCGACCGTGAAATCCAAAGAGAGGCGCGGAAAGCAGACGCCCTTGATTGACACCGGGACACTGCGACAATCTATCACCTGGAGGGTCGCATGATGTTACCAAACGTCAAAAATGCCCTCACAGGATGGATGCAGCCGGTCAAGGTCAAGGCCGTTACCCGGACAACCGTTGATTTTGTCCTGTCCGAGTCTGTCACTGTCCGGACGATTCCTGCCGTCGTCCAACCGACGAAAAAAACCAGTCTGAATGTCGACACCCTGAATTGGTCGCAACCGCACATCACGATCCACACGCCCGAGCGCGTGCACCTGGGCGAGGTCATTGAATGGATGGCCGCAGATTACAAAGTCGTCGAAGTCGCCGATTGGTCACAATACGGCTATTTTGAGGCGGTCTGCGAGGCCACCGGAAAGGCGCTCTTGACGGAGGGCGACAATGAGTAGCCCTATCATCAGAGTTGCACGTGTTATCCGTGACCTACTGGCAATTCCGGAGACCCAAATCAAGGTCGGACGTATCGACTGGGAGCGTGAAAGTTTCGACACCGAGCTAGTCACTGTCGATGCTCTGTCCCCTGCCGAGCCTCTAACCAGGGGTGAGATATTCGACGGTGAGGCCGAAAAAACGACCTTTGACCGATTTTCCCGGTTGCCGATTGTGATTGATTTTCTGGGGGCCGATGCCTGGGGTCGGGCCGTCAAATTACAGCTGTTGGCCGATTCCGAACGGTCCAGACAACTGCAAATTGAGCATGGTGTCACGGTCGGCCACGTCCAGCGGATAACCAATGTCGCAGCTCTTGTCGGGGCGCAACATACCGAACAGGTCCAGGTCGAATTGTCGGCATTTTATTCCGATTCCGTGACAATTGGCACTTTGAGGATTGACACTGCACAACTCGAATTTTTGAGGAGTCTATAAATGGCTGAAATTACTAACGTTATCAATGTGGCCTTGTTGCCCGAGGGGAAGGCCGCCGCCGCAACGAATATGAACGTCGTCGCAATCATCACCAAAGAGCAGGGCGTCTTGTCCACTGCCGAGCGCTACAGGGCATATAAATCCGCCGCCGCAGTCGCTGGGGATTTCGGGGCATCCTCGGAGGTCACCGCCTACGCCAACACCGTTTTTGCAACCAGCCCCAACGCTATTAATTTTGGGGGGGCCTTGGTGGTTGGTTATTGGAGGGGGGAGAGCGAAAAAGTCGCAGCGACTCCGGGCGTCCTGACCGGGGCCGAGATTGACCCTGATGCTGCCCTTGCTGCACTGCGTCAAATCGACAAGGGCTCGATGAATATCACCATCATTGACAAGCTCTATACGCTGATCAACCTGGACTTCACCGGCTGCAGGGATTTTTCTGCCTGTTTGGCTAAGCTGAAATTTGACGACGACGGGAATGAGGCCAGTGTCAGGCTGGAAAATAACCGAGTCGTCATCACAACGCAGGCCACCGGTGACGGCAGCGACGTTGGGTTTGCCCTCGAGGGGGCCGAGGGGGACTTTATCGGCTCCATCCTTGGCCTGACCGACGGGGGCGGTGCCTCGACCGTTGGAGGGGCTGACCCCGTAACGCTGTCCGCCGAAACCAAACTCGCCGGAATCACGGCCATCAGCGCCCAGGTGCAGATTCGAGGGGCGATGTTCATCGACGAAATCGTTGATAGTGACATCGAAGACCTGGCCACTTGGTCCAAGGCGAACCAGGTCCTGATTTACGAGGTTTTTTCCGGGCGCAAATATTTCGCGTTGAACACATCGACTAACCCGGTCTGGGCTAACACGCTGTCGGGCCTGGATACGTTCCGGTGCCTGTATTCCAAGGCGGGCAACCGAAAACTTGCCGCGTCCTACATGGCCAGGGCTCACACGGTCAACTTCAACGCCGAAAACTCGGCGATGACGATGCACCTGAAAGAGCTGGCCGTCCCTGCCGAGGATTACAGCCAGACCGAGATTGATTATGCCAAGATCGTCGGCCTTGACCTTTTCACGACGATCAAAAATAGCCCGGTTGTGTTGACCTCCCCGGCTAATGATTTTGTGGACAATGTGTATAATTTGATCGCCTTTGTCGATTCCGTCCAGGTCGATATGTTCAACCTGTTGAAAATGACCGGCACGAAAATTCCCCAGACAACACCGGGTGTGTTGACCATGATCGACCAGGGTGAGAAAACTACCCGACGGTTTGTTCGGGCCGGGGTGTTTGGTCCCGGGGAATGGAGCAAGCCCGATTATTTCGGGGACTACAAGACCTTTTTTGACAACATCCGCGAGTACGGTTTTTATTGGCAGGCCGGTTCGCTGGCCGACCAATCGACGGCAGACAGACAGTCGAGAAAGTCCCCAGTGTTGCAGTGCGCGGTAAAAAACCAGGGGGCCATTCATTCGGCCGATGTTGTGATTAATTTCAACCTGTAGGAGCTGTAGGAGGCAAAAATGGCCGTTATCAATTATCCAGCCGACGCATCGACATTGATCCTGAACGGGTTTCCAATTACGGAGTTTGCCGAGGGGGATTTTGTGACCTTGGAACCGCAGGGTGAGGTCACTGTAGCCGTCAATTCCGCCGGGGGTGGAACCTCAATTTCACAACCCATCAATTCGTTCGAGGCGATTTTGACGATCCGGGTGCAGCGAAACAGTGGAAACGACGCCCTACTGAACCTTTGGCGAAATGCTGTCCCGGCCTTGGTCTTTGACGGGGCAATCAAGACGTTGTTTACTCGGGACAACGCCCCGGTCATCGAGACCGTCGAGCTGCGCACCATGCACATCACGGAGGCCCCCGGCCCCGTTTGGAACAACATGGAGCCTGAGCACGTCAGTGAGTGGAAATTCCGAGTCCGAGAGGCCAAACGGAAGGTGGCATAATGGATCAACTGGAATTATTGCGACAAATCTATGAGACCGGCCTAATCGAGGTCAACGGCAGGGAGTATCGGTTAACCAGGATGCGGCATAAGCAACGCCGGAAGGTTTTTGCATATTTCACCCACATCAAAGACCAGCTCTCTGATGGCGATTTCGGGTTCATGGATTCGGAAAAATTCGACGATGTCATGGCCACCATCGCAGACGTGACAACGTTTGATGGCGCTTTACTTTCCCGACTGGAAACGCACTGGGACAACTACCCGCAGGATTATCTTAAGTTCGTCACTGCGGCCATGGGGGGCATCAGTTACCCTTTTTTAGCCGAAAACCTTACAGACTCGGTGTCCCCAGGCGTTCCCAGGGAGAAGATTTAATCCTCTTCACCAATTTAGACGACGAAAAGATGACGTTGTTGTCGTTGGTGAAGGCTGGTTACGGCTCTTTGGCGGAACTGGAGGCCCTGGACACCGACGACTTCTTGGATTTGGTGGAATTTGAGGCGATTTCCAGGGACATTGAGGCGCACTACGTCGAAAGGGCGCATAAGAGGCGGTAAATGGCTGTAGTCAATGAGGTGGTTACAAAATTTTCGTTCACCGGGTCACTGGAGCCTCTGGCCAAATTCAACGCCGGGCTAAAAACGGTAGTCAAACAATCAGCCCGGATGGCGACTGCTCTTGCAGGGGCTACCACCGGGGCCGCAGTCTGGGCATCAAAGCAATTAGAGGGCGTCGAGGCAATGCGAAACTTTGCCCAGGCGCAGGGGGTGGGGGTCGAGGCCCTACAAAAACTGCGGTATGCGGCCACACAGGACGGGGGAACTGTCGAGACCCTTGATGCGTCAATAGCAGGATTAAACCAACGACTCGGCCAGTTTGCCGCAACCGGGGCAGGTCGGGCCAAGTTGGCCATCGAGGCCCTGGGTTTGCAAATAACCGACGCGCAGGGTGAAATACGGCCAACCGTGGACATTCTCAAAGAATTCGCCGACAAATCCCGGAACATGGCCCCGTCCAAAAGGGTTGCCCTGGCTGCCCAACTGGGCATTGATAAATCATTGCTCAACATGTTGGAAGGCGGGGCCGATGGACTAGATCGCCTGATGGCCGACGCTGAACAGTGGGGCATTATCAGTCAGGCCCAGGCCGAGACGGCAGCCACCCTGTCCTCCAACCTCGACAATCTGCGGCACGGCATAGGGGTGCTGGGGCAGAGGGTTGCAATCAGCATGATTCCGGTCCTGGGCGATTTACAGGGGCAATTCAAGGCCCTACTGCAGGACAGCGATTCCTGGCTAAATAAGGGGTTGCGGAAAATTGGCCCGGTCATGGAATCTGCTGTCGGGGCCATCAAGCGCCTGATGCCGATTATCGTTGCCCTGGGTGCGGCCTGGGCCGTGTCATTTGCCCCAATGCTGCTGACTGCTGCGGCGATTGCGGCGGTGGTCCTGATAATTGATGATTTAATTGTCGCTGCCCAGGGCGGTGATTCGGTTATTGCCAAGTTGTTTGACTCGTTCGGGGTGGATATCCGACCAATCCTGCAGGATGCGGTCCAATTCGTCAAAGACCTGTTTGCCGAAATCGTGGCCTTCGGGAAGGCCCTGTTGCCGCCGATAATTGAATTCGTCAAGGCAGTTATCCCGGCGGTTATCGACATTGGCCGGGCCATCGGTGCAGTGTTTGAGTGTTTTATCAATGTTTTCCAGGGCGTCATGGCCTTATTCCGGGGTGACACCACCGCTGCAAAGGAATTTTTCAAGGAGGCGTTCGATAATGCCATCGACTGCGTCAAATCGCTGCTCTCTGGCCTGGGTAAGTTCGTCAAGGCGGTATTTACGGCGGTTGGTAGTTTTCTCAAAATGCTACTGCCTGACTCATTCGGGCAGGCCATCGATGCACTTGTCGGGATAGGGACGTCATTTATTGACGTTATTTGCAACCTATTTACCGGCAATTTCGAGGGGGCATGGGACGCCCTGAAGGGGATGGCCAAAAATGCAGTGACCTGCATCGGCGAATTATTCAAGGGTCTCTGGGCCGGGATCAAGGCGATGTTTTCGGGGTTGGGTCACCTGATAATGGATGCGGCCCGGGCGGTTTTGCCAGACTGGGCAGTCAATCTGCTGGGCGGTGACAAGTCGATTACGCCCGAGACCATCCAAGGATTGCCTGATGTGTCCCCTGCTGATTTCGGGGTACTGCCAGTCTCCGAAGCCCCTGGGGTTTCCCGGGTCAGCCAGACGGAGATCAAACAAGACGTGTCCATCGAGATCAAGACCGACCAGCCCGAGGCCGCCGGACGGGCGGTGCAACGGGGACTGCAAGACCAACTCCAACAGGCCCAAATGATGGCGGCGAGGGGTGGGGCGTGATAGACGACGGCAGACAGCAAACGCTAGAGGAAGGAGAACAAACGGTCCTGGGTATCGGGGGCTTCAACCTCTACGCCCACGTGTCTGATACTACCACCCTGACCGCCTCTGTCCCCGACAAAGTATTGGAGGATGGGACCGTGGCCAGCGACGACATAATCCGGGAACCACTGCGTTACACGATTTCGGGTGTTGTCTCCGATATTTTCGTTGACGCCCCGCCGGTCGATGTCACCGAGGAGCCCGAAGATGACCTAGTTGGCGAGATTGCCGACTTTTACGCGGATAAAACCCAGGCCGAATTGATGCGGATGGCAAAAATCGACGGGATTTACCGGGCAGTGAAACACGAGCAGGCCAAAGACGCCTTTCGGGCCACGGAGGGCTTGCAAACAAAGTCGATTCGCCAACAGTTCTTGGACTTTGTCCAGTCGGTTTACAACGGCCGCCAACTAATATCTGTCGAGGGGATCAATGGCGTTATCGACAACATGGCAATCACCAGCCTTTCCCTGAACCGTGACAATAAGTCACAGGTGATCCGTTTTGAGATAGACTTGAAACAGGTCAGGATGGCCGTTACAAAGGTCGTTGGCATCGAGGAATTTTATAAGGCCCCGTCGAAACCGGCCAAAAAACAGACGGCCAAACGGACAGATCAGGGGGTACAGGATGTGCAGGGTGCTGAGGACAACAAAAAACAGGCCCGGTCATTGCTTGGGTCGTTGATGGGGGGTTAGGATGATCCGGGTCACCAACATCACAGACAGCCCCAGACAGCGGCATACCCTGATAACACCGGTCGGTGACTGCGTCATGGAGCTGACCTATCGCCCGGCGGTGCAGTCGTGGTTTTTTGATTTGGCCTGGAACGACAAAACCATCCAGGGCTACCGTATCGCTGCTGGATTACCGTTGATAATGGGTACCAACTGGCCTTTTGCGTTTTTTTGCCTGGAATCCGGGGGAGTTGACCCGTACCGGATGGATGATTTCAAAACGGGCCGCTGCCAGTTGTACTTTATAACGCCGGAGACGACGGCCTTACTTCGGGGAACGGAGGTTCAGGGGTGAGATTTGGCAGGAATTACCGCTTCACTTTCGGGCAGGGCTCGACGGCCAAGGTCATCGAGCCCCCGATAAGTTGCGTGTTTTCTGCCCAAAAAACGATGAAATCCGAAGCAAACCAGCTCGACATTTCACTGTATAACCTACTGGACCCACCCTATAAGAGCGAGCTTGACCGCGACTACACCCCGGCGGAATTGGCCGTTGGCTACGGCGATGACCTTGATGTGATATTCCGTGGTAATGTGATTATTGCAAAGACCCTCCGGGAAGGGGCTGATTTCGTGACGAAAATGGTTGTCTTGGACGGTGGAAAAGCCCTATTGGGCGGCTTTGTGTCGCAGACCGTCAAAGACAAGGGTGAGGCGGTCAAGGCCCTTTTGGACGGATTACCCAAGGTCAGCAAGGGGGTTGTTGCTGAAACGCCAGAACTTTCCCGTCCCAGGGTGCTGGTCGGCTCCACGGCCCAGTTATTTGGTTCGGTCCTGGGCCCTGGACAGGAATTTTTTATTGACAATGAGCAGGCCTTTGTCTTGGGTAAATACGACGTCCGGGAGGGGTATGCACCGGTTGTGAGTGCCGAGACGGGCTTGATTGGCACTCCCGAGGCCGACAAAAACGAACTGACTTTTGTAACGATGATGAATCCGGCGATCAAGTTAGGTGGTCTGATTAAGTTGGAGGCGACATTCACGCCCTACCTGGACGGGATTTACAAGGTCCGGGACATCACGATATCCGGCGACACCGACGGCGACGATTGGTCGCAGCAATGCACCTGCATCAAGGCCCCAAACTATGAGGTGCCCCGTGGCTGATTCGCTATACCAGGTAATGCAGGACGCACTTCGAGAAATGCTGGGCAACCTGCACACTGCGACGGTTGCCAGGGTCGTTCAGGTCAACGAAACGACCGTTGACGTGCAGCCGGTGATTAATCGGGTCATCGATGGGGAGTCGGTGCAGTTGCCCGTCTTTGTCGAGGTACCACCGGTGACATTGCAGGGGGGTGGTTCCTATCTGGCGATGCCGGTTAGTGTCGGTGATTACTGCCTTTTGGTGTTCACTGAGCGCTGCTTTGACCGCTGGTACCAGGGTAAAGACGAGCAGCCACCGGCAGAGATGCGGATGCACGACTACAGCGACGGATTCGCCATTGTGGGAGTAAATCCCCTGCAAGCGGCTATCAGTCTGCCGTCGATTATCCGGATTGAAGGAACCGTCGATGCGGTCGGGGATTGGAAAATTGACGGAAAACTGACGGTAACGGGGGCCATTGTCTGCGAGGATTCAATCAGTGCTGGCGGGGACATATTGGCCGATGGCGACGTGACCGGGACAGACTGCTTGACGGTTGCGGGTGTGAGCCTCGGAAATCACCTGCACCCAACAACAGCACCTGGGGCCAACACCGGCGCACCGATACCGACAGGGGGATAAATGAGGGTTTCGCGACTCGACAAGTTCGACGACTGGACAATGGGGCAGCACCTGACAGGCTCGCAGGCCGTGGCGCAGTGCGTCAAGACCCGTATTCGTTCGTTCAAAAACGACTGGTTTTTGGATATGGGGGCCGGGATTGATTGGTTGCGGTTACTCGGGGCCAGGGGAACGCAAAAACGGATATTGCGCGAGGTCGAACGGGTGGCACTGGGTACACCTGGGGTTGTCCGTTTGACCGGGCTCGATATGCGATTAGTCGGCAGGCAGGCCACTATTTCGCTATCCTATATCGACGCCTACCGGTCAGAAAACAATTTGACGGTGGAAATATGAGATTAGACGAAAACGGGCTTCAAATTGACGAACTGACCGATATTTTGGCCGAGCTGATAACAGGTTATCGGGAGATATACGGGGCCGATTTGCAACTGTCCCAGGATACCCCGGACGGACAACGGGTCGGCATCGAGGCCAAGGCCCGGCACGATTTACAGGAGCTGGCATTACTCGTTTACAACAGCTTCGACCCTGACCTTGCGACAGGGAAAGGGTTGCGCTCGATTGCCAAACTCGCCGGGATAACACCCAGGCCGGGGGGGCGTACATTGTGGGAATTGGAGGTCGAGACAAATCGAAAAGTTGACCTTCCCGTAGGATTCACTGTCGAGACAGGCGGCGACAAATGGGAAACACCGCAAGCTAACCAGCTATTGGCCCCAGGTACCCACACGGTAACTTTTCAGTCGGTGGAATGGGGCAGTGTCCCGACATCGACAGGTGCCACATTCGAGATATTGACACCGGTTTTGGGCGTTGTCGGCATCGAGCCAACACCGACCGCCTTTGCCGGCTCCCCTGACGAAACCGAGCCGGAATTCCGGCAACGTCGCTGGGCCAGCGTTCAGCGACCGAGTTACTCCACCACCGGGGGACTGACTGCCAAACTACTTGACCTTCCGGGGGTCATCGATGCGGTCGTTTACGAGAATCCATTTCCCGTCAAGCAGGGGGGGCTTCCGCCTCATTCAATTTGGCCCGTTATCCTGGGTGGAGACAGGGCTGCAATAGCGCAGGTTATCGCGGTTGACCGAACGGCAGGATGTGTCGTTGTTGGTGGCGAAGAGGAAATCTACACTGAGACACTGGCCCGGACCGACGGTTCGCAATTCCCGATTTACCACACTGTCAAATTTGACCGCCCGGAAGGGGTGTGCCTGTATTTACAGGTCACGGCGACCAAAAGGGGCGACGATCAGGTGGATGCCGAGGCAATCAAGGCCGCTATCTGTGCAAGAAAATTCCACATTGGGGAATCAGTCCAGGCCAACCAGTTTTACGGCCCGGCGTATTCCGTCGGGACCAATTACGTTTTGACGAATTTGGAAATCAAAACTGATGGGGCGTGGACAGACGGTGAGATAGCGATCGCTCGGGGGCAGATACTCGGCCTGACCCCTGACCACGTGAAGGTGACGGTTGTATGATCGAAAGTTACGAAAAATTATTGATCAAACAGTACTGGCGCAGCCCCAAGGCCCGGGCCGATATTGCCCTCCGGCTGGGCACCCTGGCACCGATTGCTGATGTTTTGCTGGGACTCGCCGACGCCTTCGACGTTGACCAGGCCGTTGGAAGGCAACTGGACATCATCGGTCGGATTGTCGGATTAAATCGCCGGGTACAGACGTTTGAAGTCCTGGAATTTTTCGGATTCCACGGCCACACCGGGGCGCGGGGGTTTGGTCAGGCCCCGTTCTATCGACGGGGTGAGCTAAAATACGGGTGGACAACGCTAGGTGACGAATCGTATCGCCGCTTCCTGAAGGCCAAAATCGCAATCAACAACGTCAAGGCGAAAATGATTGCGCCGGATTATCTGTCGATCCAGGGGGCGATCCAGCTTGCCAGTGATGGCCGGGCCTGGGTAGTGGATAATTACGACATGAGCCTGACCCTGTACGTTGATCCGAGCGTGCCCTTGTCGGAATTGCGACTATTATTGGGCCTGGGGCTGTTAGCGAGGCCGCAGGGGGTGTACTATAATGTTATCCAGGCCGCACAAGACGGCTATTTTGGATTTTCCAGCAATCCGAACGCCAAGGGGTTTGGCGTCGGGACATGGGCGAGAAAGTTCTTCTAGGGGGATATGATGTCGAAAATTGATAGAGTAAAAAACCTTGCAGCATTCGCAGGGGCAGCACAGGCCAATGAGCGGACTAGATTCGGCATGACAGACCAGTCTGACGACCTAGACAGCCAAATCACCCCGGAATGGCTGCGGGGATGGGGCATTGTCGGTGTCAATGATGCCCCGACCATGCAGGATTTCAACGCCCTAGGCTACACGTTATCACAGTTGCTGACCTACCTACACCAGATGGGGGTGGCGGAATGGGACGATGGCCAGGAATACTACACCGGGGCGGTCTGCGTCCATGCAGGCAAGGTCTGGCAGGCGACCCAGGACAATGACGACGAACAACCAACCGACGGTAGCCCGTACTGGGTGCGGCTGCTGGTGGCAGGGGATGCGGCTGCACCCAGGACAACCGATATTACCGTCACCGTGGGGGCGGGCGGGGACTACCCGACAATCAATGCCGCCCTGGAAGACCTGTCAGCCAAATACTACCCCGCCTATATCGCCGGGGGATTTACTGCCACAGTCCAATTATTGTCCGGGTTCGTGATGGCTGAGCAAGTCGCTGTCAAGGGCGTTGACCTTGGTTGGATTACGATTACCGCACTCGACCCTGTAACAACCATTGACACCGCCGGGCTGGTGGACGAGTACCCGGTTGGGTCCGGGGCCAAGGCCGCATTCTCGGGACTGTCGGGGGCGGTTCTGCCAAATATTGGGGTGTTGTTTGCAATGGGGGCCGCCGGAGCAGACGACTACCCCGGAATTTTGCTGTACGAACACGCCCGAGCAACGGTACTGCCCGGTGCCGGGGTCCAAAATGCGAAGGGTAACGGTTTAATGATCGTGAACGGTTCATCTGCGATTGCTGATAATGCGATATTTTCCGGGGCGGCGGGGCACGGCATCAACCTATACAATGGCCGAGTGCAGGCCGTGCGTGTGGACTGTTCCAACGCCGGCCTAAACGGCATCCAGGCAGGAAGCGGGTCCAATGCAGTCATTGACGAGTGCGACTGTTCGCACGCCGGCGAAAATGGCATCTACGCCAAAGGGCGATCCACGGTCCAGGCCAGCGAAGCGAACTGTTCCCATGCTGGCGAGTGGGGTGTTTTGGCCAAAGAGGCATCCACGATCAATTGTCCCAAAATTGACGCTCGGAATTGTGGTGGGCCTGGTGCGACGGGGGGAATTTGGGCGCTCGCTGGGTCCACGGTCAACGCAGAGGATGCGGACTGTTCCGGTGCCGGTGGGAATGGAATAATGGTCATTGGCGGCTCCACGGTCAATGCGCAGGGCGCAGACTGCTCCGGTGCCGGTGGGAATGGAATAAGGGTCATTGGCGGCTCCACGGTCAATGCGCAGGGCGCAGACTGCTCCGGTGCCGGTGGGAATGGAATAATGGTCACTGGCGGCACGGTCAATGCGCAGGGCGCAGACTGCTCCGGTGCCGGTGGGAATGGAATAATGGTCACTGGCGGCTCCACGGTCAATGCGCAGAGCGCAACTGGCACAACCAGCCAGACACCAAACACGTTGACCGCCGCCGGGATCATCTTCCAATAGGAGGTCACCATGGGGGACTTGACGCGAAACTTCAACTTGTCAGAATTTCGATGCAAAGACGGAGCACCGGTCCCGGACAAATACTACACAAATGTTCAGAAGCTCGCAGAAAACCTTCAAACAATCCGAGACATTATAGACGAACCGCTCGTTATCGTTAGTGGATACCGAACGCCGGAACACAACCGCACCTGCGGCGGGGCAACGAACAGCTACCATCTATCGGCCCAGGCGGCAGATATCCGATGCGCGGGCCTGCCCCCGGTCGAATTGCACGCCGTTATCCGGGACCTAATCGACGGCGGGTATGTCCACGACGGCGGTCTGGGACTTTATGACACGTTCGTCCATTATGATATTCGGGCGGTGCCGTATCGGTGGGATGAGCGCAAAAAAAAGGACACCAAATAATGCAACGATTCCAAGACCTTGTGCGAACACTAACACCGTTGATAGTACCGTTGATTGCGCTGATACTGTCCGGGCTACTGTCCTATTTTGTGACAGTCTCCACCCTCGACGCCAAAATCAGCGTCCAAGGACGCCGCTTGGATGCGGTTGAAAGGCAACAAGACAAAACGGATTACAAAATCGACAAGGTCCTGGAATCACTATCGATTATCGGCGCAGATACACGGGTAACACGGGCCGAAGTGCGCGGTCTGGGGCAGCGACTAGACCGCATGGAAAATCGAATTGACTTAGCCAATGGGAGGCAATAATGAGCCAAAAAACTAAACAAATTCTTGACGTTACAACACGGGTCTTGATGTGGGTGTCTATGTTAGGCGCCTTATTTTCGACGATTGCGACGCACCTAGCGGATGCCGGATTAGAACTACCGGCGGTGGCCTCGGCAATCGTCTCGGTGGTTGTCCTAGTCGGCCGGTTTGCCCGCAATCTGGCGCCTAAGCTCCCGGAATTGCTGCTATTGTTGGCGGGGCTGGGCCTATCTGCGGCGGGGTCTGGGATAATTCCCGACGTGGGACCGGTCCAACAGTCAAAACATGAACAAATCCTTGACCTTATCGATGCGCAGGCGCCTGATGCGGTGGAAAATCCCGACGCAGACACTGACGATCCAACACCGGCGGACTATCTGGGGATTATCCTGGGGTTGGTCGCACCTGTGGGATGCTCACCAGCACAACAGGCGGTAATCAAGGAGACGCTGACCGATTACGGGACTAGATTAGGTCTGTGTCTGGCCAAAGCGGGCCTCGCTTGGCTCGGAGACCTGGTCTATTCCAGGGGCCAGGGTGAGATATTGGACCTGTCAGAGGTCCCCGATGAATTCCGGGGGATAGCCAGGGATTGCGCCGTTCAACTGGGGGGATACGTGCTAACCGATATCCTCGCCGGGCCGTTGCCTGACTCCGTGGGTGCTACTATGCCGTACGCAAGCAAGGTGTTGATGTTATTGGACAATGATGGGGAAGTGTGCGGGGACGTGTGCTTGGTCTATGTGCCGTAACCTTCCTATAATTTAACCTCCAACGGCAAAGGCAGAAAAGAATCAAGCTTTAGTTTCAAAGCATCCAACTGCTGGTATCTACACATCGTTATCGACCTCATCCTAACACCAAACCACTATGGGAATTTAAGGAATATGCGTTTGGTTGGTGTAAAACCTGTGCATCATACACTTCTCCACTAATCTACACCTCTTAATCGACACTAATACTTTTCAAAATACAGTTCGTATCATGGGAATTCAAATAACAAAAGGACTGAGGAGCGACCTTACAACTGGTCAGTTCTGAAATTTTTATCGGCATAGATAACTCATAAACATTACCCAATGCAAATGCCCCTGCACGCTTTTGTCCGGCAAAGTAGTCGGTGTAAAATTTGTGAGTAATACCGGACCCGTAAGAGGTATCAGCCCAGATCTCAGACGGAGTTCCAACTAAACGCCCAACAACCTCTACCACAGCTACTACTCTTTTAGTTGGCGCAGTGCAATACAACACTAAATGTGAAATAGCTTGTGCCGGCATGATTCTACGATACTCAAATACCTTCCGGCCAGAAAGAATACTAGCTACATACTCAGGAAGAATGGAAATTAATATGGCGTTATTCATTTGAACTCCCT